GATGTTTTTTTCATATTCTTAACTATACGTTCTCCAATTTTATCTACAGTAGTCATTGCTCTTTCAGCAGCATTTCTATCTGCAGCAATTTCACCATCCATTTTATTACGCATTTCAAATCCTTCTTGTGGATCCGATCCTCTTGCTCGTAAAGGTTTTGAAATCCATTTATCAATCCATCTATCAAATGGTTTAGTAATGGCTTTTCCCGTGCCTGCTTGATTTCTTAATTTAGAAATAGTTTTACCAGCTCCACCTATAATACCTGTAAATCCAGCACCTTCTAATCCAAACTTTAATCTATTTAATATTTCTGTAGTAGGATCGTCTTTGTCTCTATTTAATTCTGTAGGACCTCCCAATAAATCTCCAAAAGTACCTGCATCTTCAACATCAGCAACAAAAACTCCTTCTGCTAGTCCACCTAAACCAGCACCTACTCCAAAAGCTCCTGTTTTTTCAAAACCTGTAGCTCCTTTTGAAAAAGCTTCATTAAATAATTTATTTTCATCTCTATTTAATTTACCACCTTTTAATTTTTTTGAGACAGCTTTAGACATATCTCCACCTAAATCTAAATATTTACCACTTCTTTTTGCAATTAAAGCACCTTTAGCTAAACCATTGCCTACTTTAAAAGCAATACCTCCAGGTACTCCAATATTAGTAATTAATTCTGTAATTTTTCCAGCAGTGGTTGCTTCTGCTAATTCATCAAAAGGATTTATTTTTGCAAAAAATTCTTCTACTTCTGCAGCTTTATTTGTATCACCTCCTAAATCAATTAAAGTAGCTCCTAAAGATACGAAACCTTCTGGTATTTTAAAAAGACCTGAACCTATTCCTGCTAATGCAGATACAAAAGCATTAGGTTTACTATTGTCATCGGCATTTGTTTCAATGCTATTTGTATTTTCATTTAAAAGTTCACCTAGAGTAGCCATTGCCTACCTCCTATACTCGAAGATCAGTTCTTTCTTTTGCTGAATTACCAATTACTTCATATATTTTTTTAGACCCATCTGGCAATACTATGATTGAAAATCCTTCACTAATTTCTAAATTAGGAATTTCAGTTTCACTTGATACAGTAAATTTTGTAACTGGTTTTTTATATTTTAATCTTAAAGTATTTTCTATAACAGCAGTGTTATCAATATCTTTACCTTGTCCTTTAAATAAATTTTCAGAAACGTGTTTTAAAGAATCAATCCAATCTTTTCCTTGCAAACTGTCTGCAGCTTTTTGTGCAGCCATAGTTGCACCTATTTTATAATCAATACCAGCTAATGTTTGTTTTAATTGTTCGTCAGCTCTTTTACTTGCAATCTTATCTTTAATATCTAATGTAGCTGCAGCTTGTTCAATTTTTTCACGTCTACTTGGACCTGCTGCTGCTTCGGATTTCATAAATTCTGCTAAACCTTCTCTAACTCCACCTGTTCCTAAAAATGATGCAGAAGCTCTAGCAAACATATCTCCTAAATCTCTACGCCTAGCTTTATCGCCTCCTAACATTTTAATATAATCTTCAACAGTATATTCTACAGATTCTTCTTTTTCACCACCACCTGTTCCATCTCCTTCAATAACTTTAGGTGTTTTTGTTGTTTTAATTTTTTGATCACTATATCTGGGATCTCCTGTAAATTCTGTACTACCATCATTTTTTACAGTTATCCCCATTGCTTCAAGACTTCCTTGAGTATCACTATCAGTAATATTTTCAATTCTTTGTTTTTCTATTATTTCTGCTAAAGATCCTTTATCTGATTTAATAGGTATTCTATTTCCATCTTTATCTAATTTAAATTTAACATCCCCAGATTCAGTAATCTCTGTTTCAAATTCTTCTTCATCGGGTTTTAAATATTCTCTATATGCCGATCCTTCTGATAAGGCTTCTGCAAAATCACTTGGAGATTGACCTATATTAAATCTAGGTTTTCCTATTCTTACTTCAGGAGTTTTCATACTTAAAAAAGGAGTATCAAATTTTAAACCAAATATACCTGGGGCATCTTTTTTTATTTCAGCACCAGATTTATAATTTGGAGCAGCACTATATAAAGGAGCTACTAAATTACCTTTATTATAACCAACTCTACCACCATCCATTAGACCAGATGTTATCCCCGATCCTCGACTATCGACCGGTCCACCTCTAAACATTGGTCTTCTTAAAATTCTACTCATTAGCCAAACAATCCTAATTTAGAACCGATACTAGCAACCCCTGTACCCACACCGAGTGCTGTGGCTAGTGGACTTGCTGGAGCTGCCGGTGGTGCATACCCGACTGTTTGAGTAGGAAATGCGCCTGGTTGAATTTGTGCTAGTTGCTGACCAATCAATCCTAGTTGTGTGAATGGTTGGAACTGTTGTTCTCTTTCAGCTGCTGCCGCTGCATCAAGTATAGCTTGTTGTTGCGCTTGACCTGATTGACCTAGTTGTGTTTGGTATTGTCCAAGTCCTTGTTGAGCTGCCAAGTCTTGTGCTGCCGCTGCTTGTGCTTGTTGAAATCCTTGTGCTAATAATTGTGCTTGTAAATTTGCTCTGTTTGCCGCTGCACCTCTTGCAGACTCTGCTGCCATTACACCTTCTCGTCCACCACCATAAGCACCAGCTTGAATAGCTCTATCTCTTAAAGCTGTATCTGCAATAGTTTGTTGTCTGTCAAATTCTGATAAAGTTGTATCAATAACTTCTTGTTGATACGGAGACATATATGCTTTGTATGCATCTGGTCCTGTAAGTGCTCCTAATCCACCGGCCGCGGTTCTCGCATCTTGTTGTAGCTGTGATTCAGCCGCGATCTTCGGAGCGTATTTAGATGGATCTATTCCTGTAAAACCTGCAGCAGGTATTGCACCTGCTCCTAGTTTATCAATTGATTTTAAAAAGGCGGTAAGCGAACCTTCTATAATCGGCGCCGGTCTTGTTATCGTAGTTGTTTCAGCCATTATACTCTTGCCTCTAGGTTATTCATTAAGTCGTACATTCGTTTTGCTCCTTTATTAACGCTTCCACCACCAGCTGCTCTTACAGCATCTGCAGTCATTACAAATTCATTTTTAGAAAGTCTAGCTGGTACATCATCAGCTCTTTCTTTTTTACCTATTGGTACAAAGCCACCTTTTCTTAAATCCATTTCTTTACCACCTAAATTCATTAGACCACCGTCTTTAGCCATTTGAGGCATTACCATTCCAAACTCTCTAAAGAAATCAGATTCTATCTCTTTAATTTTATCACTATCACCTTTTTGAATAGCTTCTTCTCTTAATCTAAAAAAGTCTCCTGCTCTATCAGCTCTCATATTTTTATCTACTGATTCTACTGCACCTTTAATTCCTGAAAAATCTGGATCTTCATCATTTTTTAAATTAGGATTATTTTTAATTTTTAATTCATCTAAATTATCATAACCTAAAAAAGGTGCTATTTTTTCTGAAATTTTATCTAATGTATCAGGCACTATTCTTAAAGTATCTATTACAACATCACCACCATTATCAAATCCTACTCTACCACCGGCTCTGTATCCTGCTGATGAAATTGTTTCTGTAATTTCGTCTTCAGTAAATCCATATTGTTGCATCGCTAATCTAATTGCACTTGCTCGTGCTGCATCATCTGCTGCATCATCTAGTGCTCCTAATGCATCGTCTATAATTTGTTGTTTGTTAAATCTTCTAGTATCAGCTATTGCTAAATCTGTTGTGGCTTGACCTACTGGTACCATTGCAGCTTTCAAACCCTCCATACTAAATGGATTGTTTCTTAAAGTTTCGCCAACACCTGATAAATAATTTGCACTACTTTCTAATGCACCTAAACCACTTTTAGTTAATCCTGGTTGCATACCAGCTGCTTTATCAGCAAAAAATTTAGAAGCTCCTGTTGCATCTGATCTAACTAAAGCATTATTTGCTGCTTGAGAATCTACTCCTATAGCTTTACCTGGTCCTCCTCCAGATAGTGCACCAATACCAGAAGCCATAGCTAATGATAATGCACTAAAGTCTCCTTCACTTCCTTCTTGAGCTAATTGAGATCCAAGGTTTAAACCACCTGATATTAAAGCTCTAGATAACATAGTATTACCACCAAGACTCATAAGTCCTGGAGCCATAAACGGTGCGGCTGCAGCTAAAAACGGTAATGCTGGTTTAATCTCATTCGGTATTACTTTATCTAATACACGTGAAATAGGTCTAGTTATCTTTTTTAAAAATCCCATAGTTCCTTATATTATATTGTTGAAATGCAAGAAGGCAAGTCTTGTATATATGCCAGTATCGTGCATTTTACTTGTTTTTTACTCAATCGTCAATCGCTGATGTTAAAGCCAGCGCCAACATTAATCTCTTCTACAGTCACATTTACATCCCTTCGTATATGCTCTGCTTTTGTAGCTGTATTAGCATCTTGAACGTCTGCTAAAGCTTCAGCATCTGACATATACTCTTGACCTGTTTCTGTATTAGTTAAAGTTACCTCTGTTTTAGGTGTAATTACTGGTACTCTTTGACCATTAATTGTTTCATACCTAACAGAAGCCTCTGTTTCTACAAACGGCATTATCTGTCCTCCCTGTTGATTTCTAATATTGATGCTACAACGTGCAATCTATCTGCATCTGCAGCCGTTACTTTTAATATTTCACTTTCTTGTAAAATTAATGGTTCAGTTAATAACTGTTCTGTTGCGTGACCAGCTATAGTTTTTACATCAAACAATACAAATACATTACTAGATGCATCCGTTAGTGTTAGTGTAATTGTACTTCCATTATTACTGTCATCACAAACTAAAATAGATTTTACAATTGCTCTGGAATTAGAAGGTACAGTGTATAAAGTTGTAATATCTGTAGTTGTTAAATCTTGTTTTTGGTTTTTATATATATTTGCCATTATCCTAATCCTAACCAAGTAAATCGTTCTTGGTCTTCTTTTTGTTGTGTTAAGTATGTAGAGTTTAATTGTTCTATAATTGTAGTTAACGCTCTGTTAATTTGTCTTTGGTTATCTTCACTATATTCTTTTTTTGGTTCTGGTAATCTTACTACGACTTTAGTCATTAACCTCTCCTTCCATCTGGTTGTAGGTCTACCTGAAACGTACCAAATCTCCACGATTCAGCTACACCTGTGTTTTCTATTTTTATGTTTGCATATCTTCCTCTAGCTCTAGTGTCAACTTTAGTTGTGTTTGAATCTATTGTAAAAGGACTCAATGCGGTTTCCTGATCATCATCAGCAGGAAAATCTTTTATGGATAAAGTAATTTGATTGTTACCTGTCAGTACTTTAAAGTTAGGTAAAAATCTTCTCATAGCTAAAAATATTTCACTTTGATCTTTTTGCAAAGAAAAACTAAATGATTGTATAAATGATGTAAGTGTAGTTACACTACCATCAGGATTTACTTGATCGGTCCCCGTCTCGTGTTCAAAGAAAACTGTTTGACCTAAACCTGTTTCACCAATAATTTGTGGAAATGTACCAGTGTTAGAACTATTATAAGCTGTAGCATATGGTTTAGGATATACTAATGAATCAATCCAAGTTGTTCTAATTGAATTAGTATTTGTACCTGTATACCAATTACCCATAGGTAATCGCGCATTGTTTTGACCGTAGTTATAAACTACATATCTATTATTAAAATCAGATCCCGATGTTGGATACCACCATACTACTTCTGTAAATAAGTTATTGATACCTGCATTTACTTGTTGACCTTTTGTAGTGTCTGCGTTGTCATACACAAAATCTTCTACAGAACAAGGTAGTGTATTTACTGTACCATCAAACGAGAAGAAACCATTATTACCCATCCAGTAAGCAACACCATCAATCTCAATAGCTGCATTTTTACCAATTAATCCACAGTTAGTACCAACCTGTTCAAATCCAAATGTAAATGGAGCTCCAACAAATTTCATTGTATACAATGCATTGTCAGTCCAAATTAGAATATTTTCTTTTGCAACCAAACCACCCATAATTTTTGTACCATCTTGTAATCTTTGAGTACCAGCAGTGTTAGTTGCTTGTGGTGTATATTTATTAATACTTTCATCTTCAGAAAATCTTATAAACATATCGTCTTGTGTAGTTGGACTTCCAATAGTTGTTTCAGTTCCAAGGTGAATTAAGTGACGTGTTGTTGGTGAAATAAGTGTAACTCTAGTAGCTGTAGGATTACCACTGTCTGTTGCTGCATCTATTCTTGTTTCAAATCCAGATGTTAACATAGACGATCTTGTTGTAAGTCTAGCTGTAATTCCTGCGTTCCAAGTAAAAGTTTTACCGTTTGCAATTGTTGCAACTAATACTTCACCAAAATTACTTAATGACCAAAGTCCTGGTTCTAGTGTGACAGTAGATGCTTCTACTGCATTACCAAAACCTGTAAAATCTGTTGCGTTTGTAACTATAGCTTCATCACTGTGTGCTTGACCATTAGAAGTTCCAGTTGTAGCAGTTCCTAAAGCTCCTCTAGTAATTCCTCTTAATTCATTTCCAACAATAGAAGTGTAAGTTATTAATTCATTAGCTATAGCAACAGTTCCTGCTGCAGGAAAACCTGTTGTAGATGTTAAAGCTATTGCTGTACCAGATCCACCTGTCCCAGCTGTATCCGCGAGCAACGCTCCGTCTAAATCGTTTTGTAAAGCACCTGTAATTGTACCACCATAATTTCCAACACCAAAACCATAACCATATGTTTGTGCTGCGGGGCCCACTGTTTCATAAACTTTAACCGTCATTGTACCACCTGTTGATACAGCGGCACTTGCTTGATTTAAAGAATCGATTGTAAAAGTTGTAGGAGTAGGAACTGATAATACCTGA